AACAGCGTCTCGGTCCGGGTTATCCAGTTGTCGTTGTTGGGACCGGACTTTTCCTCCACGGTGCGGCGCAGCTCCACGTTAGCCGCAGAGAACCGCAGCCCCTTGTGCTCGCCCTCGTGGAAGTCCGTCACAGTACACTCCCGATGAAAGGAGAGCCACCGATAGCTTGCCGCCTCCACGGTACGCCCAGTCGATGGGCAGCGTGGCCGGCTCCGCTCCGGACCGAAGGCTTTTGTCAGTTCCGTGCGGAAGAAGCCGCCCAGCTGCTGCTGCATCATGGGCTTTTTTCTTTTTCTGGGCGGGCTGTGCCACCAGCAGGAACAGCGCCACACCGGCAAAGACCAGAATGCAGATCACAATGATATTGCGATACACAAACGTCATGATGCACCCGGTGATTACCAGAATAACGCCCAGCAATATGCCGATGCTCTCCGTTCTCTGATAGCTTCCCAGCTTTTTTGACAGCTCCGTGTCGGTCATGCGCTCGGCGCCCACCGCGTCAAAGTCATTGCGTTTCTTTCTCATAGCTGTCCCCCCTCATTAGTAGCAAAGGCTGAAATATAGGCTGCTGTAAGGGTCAACGGTGTCGATATCCATGATGGCAGCTTCGGGCGAAATGCTGTCGAGCTGCATACGTTTGGCAGTGTCCTTGTAGCTGCCCGGCTGTGCCTCGGCGGCAAAGACGAGCCCGTTATACTCCTCCGGGAGATAGACGGAATAGCTCTTGGTCAAAACCTGCGCCCAGTCGCCCACGTTGTACTGCCAGTTGGTTGAGTAGGCGAATTCAATGAGATAGCTGTTTCCCTGCCAGCTGACAGTGTGGAGATAATAGTTGTCCCCGCGCTGGCTGTTGCCGTAGGCCGTTGCGGTGGTGAGCCACATGCCGGTGTAGAAATCGTACAGTTCGCTGTTGGTATTGGTAATATACTGCCCGTCAAAATAGGGGATAGAGCCCTCCGGGATGTAGCAGACGGCGTCGAAGTGCAGCTCGCGGATGCCGTCGTGGGTGTAGTCGCCGTTCTTTATGATCTCCCAATAGCAGTCATCGGTATTGTAGCCATTACCAAGCCCTGAATAGCTGCAAACGCCGTTCTTCAGCAGGAAAGTACCCTTATCCATCGCAGCATTGATCTCCAGACCATTGCGTGTAAAATATGGAACGCTGGACTGAATTTCTTCCACAGGGAAAAAGAACAGTGTCGTTTACACTGTCAATGAGGTCACCGCTGCCGGTGGTAATCATAGACAGATCCTCGCGAAACACATAGCGCTCCTCTGCATCCCAGACCCAAACCATCTGCGTACTCTCGCCGGGGGTGTGGACAAAGCTGACGCATACATCGCTTTCCCCATCGCCGTTTATGTCATCAAAGGAAATGTCGTTGAAGGATTCCTTGGCATCCGAAATCGTCATAGGAAAAGCAACACTGTCAAACAAAATCTGATTCTGCTCATCTCTGTAGAAGGCTGCGCTGTTCTCATCCACAGTGACCAGCACATCTACGCTTCCCTCTCCGGTATGGGTAATGGTGCCGCTGCCGACCACCACGCCGGTGGTACGCCAGTCCTCTCCCGCCACATCATCGGAGCTGCCGCAGGCCGTACAAAGGAAGCACAGCAGCACCATCATCACCAGAAAAATTCCTGTCGTTTTCCTTTTCATAATATCCTCCTATTCTCCGTCAGATAGATACAAGCCTGCGAAAATATCCTGATAAACGGACTCCATATCATCTGCCGCGTCCAGTGTGGAGCAGAAGCCGTAGAGATAGGTATAGCTGTCCGTATCCATGGCAAAACGGTCCATTTACGCGTGTCCTCGTTTTCGCCTGATGTGTAGGTCACAACATATACCGGGTAGCTCATATTTTCACTGTATGTTTCATTTTGCTCGACGTTCTGTACTGCAAAGATATTTGTATCTGCCAAGGTCAGAGCACAGTCGGTCATGTAGTCCTCAAAAGTCTGATCAAAATTTCCCCAGTAGCTTTGAAACACTGTATTTACCACGATGATTTGTCCATCTTCCGTGGCATCCGCATAATAATAAGTACCATCTTCGTTGTTTTCGGATTGCAGGGTTTGCATATTGGTAAAGGGAAGTGCGCCGCCCATCAGAACCGTAGCAACATCTCCGTCCTTCCAGATCAGGTCGCCCCGGCCATCATCTGCATAACCACTGTCAACCGAAGAAAACTCATCCGAATTGTCACCCACTGTCTCTCCTGGCGTGTCGCCGCTCACCTTGCTGAAAATGCCAACGGAGTCAATATGCAACGCATTATCCTCATCAAACCAGCATCTGTGGGCAATGCCGTCATGCTCGTTATGGGCATACACATGGTCATATTCCTCTACATATTGGATGTCGCCGCTGGCAAGCAGCTCGTTATTGGTATCGGACAGCATGAAACGCTCGCTATTCGTTATATCCTCGATATGCTCCATAATCAGTACGCTGCCATCTTCACCCAGCCATGTCCCCCAAAAATTGCTGTAATCGTATTCGACAGAATCGTCAATCACCAGATTTTCAATGCTTTCAGGAATGGTATCGGTGCCGCCGCAAGCCACCAGACTTAGGCTCAGCACCAGCAGGAAAACCACCAGAAAATGTAGTTGCTTCTTCATGTTGTTCCTCCTTCTTTTTGCTCCGTTCCGCGCCGCTCCGATGGAATTCGGAAAAAAAGTTTTGATAGATTTCATCCATATCATCAGGATCAACGCCAGCACAAAAGAAATAATCTTTCTCATGCTTCTCTCTCCTCATTTTTACTGTTTGTAATTGTCGCTTGTCCACATCTTAGAATTCTTAAATTGCGGGACGGTTACAGGGTGCGGTGTTCCTGCATACGCATCTCTGTGAGAGAATCAAATCCCAACTTTCTGACAGCCGCCTCAGCTTCCTTGGAAGTCAGTGTATCTTCCGACTTCTCATCATCAACCGCAGGAATAGCTGCCAGTACAGATTCTTTTGCCACTTCCACCTCTGTGCCCGGCGCAAAAATGATCCGGGTATCATAGTCGCTGTCCGAAGGTGGGATCACAAGAATGCAGTCATCCTCCGCAAGGTTCGAGCGCCAAACCTCGATTGTATTCATCTCCGCTGACTTCTGACCACAGCCCGCAAGCAAAACAATCGGCAGGCAGAGGGTCGGCAAAAGGAGCATCCTACCGATTTTTCCCAACCGCTTCATTTGATTTTCTCCCCTCTGCATAAAAAGAATCCACCGTACAATCATTGTACAGTGGATTCTTTCGGATAACCATTAACCAAAAGTTAGGTTTTTTGTTGAAGTAGTTCGGCAAGTGCCTTCCGCAGCCATACACGGACCTCCTCAGTCTTGCCCAATTTCTCATAGAAATCCACTGCAACATAGGGAACAACCTTACCATCAGTTTCTACTTAGACTATAGCATTCTTTCGCTTCTTGGTCAACGTAAATGTTTGATATAGAATCAATCCATATATGGCCATTTGTAATACTAATCTTACTGTGGTGTTCATTGACAAATACTGTTCTGCATACCTAATCACCTGATAATTATTGATTACAATTCGGATAATTCCCCAGATTGCTGCTACCGAAATCAAATGCGACCATATCTTATCATTCTTACAACGTATAAAATAGTAAAAGGATGCAATAGCACCTATGATGCTTGGAATTATTAAAGCAATTCCAACACAAACAAATTGCCATGTTGCATATCTAATAATATTTTCAGATCCTGTTATACACATTGCACCAAAATACGCTACAATAATCAGCCCGTGCAGGTTGCCTATCAGCTTGACAAGAAGTGCGGACTGAACACCGCGCAGGCGCTCATTCGCAAGCAGGAGCCTAGTTTTGCAGCCGTTGAGGTTGTGGAGCATGAGCAGCTTTACAAGATGACTTTTGAGGACTTCAAGAAGTACGGCACCCCTTGCGACGCGACAGAAGCGGACGAGGACTAACACGGTAGAGCGGGCGGCGAAAACGCCGCCCATGAACGAAAGGAAAAGACATGGAGAACACCGAACTTGCGACCATCACGAACGACGCGCCCGACATGGTTAAGGGCATGTACTGCTCAATCCATGCGGAGACGCAAGAGGACAGGCTGGACATTTACGAGGCTGTTTCTAACTCCCTCTCCCTCGATGACATGGTGGGAAAGGTTGTGGAGGTTGAGAACGTCATTATTCAGCCCGTGGAAATGACCGACAATGCGACGGGTGAGATTACGCAGCGCAATCGCATCGTGCTTATCACCCCGAAGGGCGATGCCTACGGATGCACTAGCACAGGCGTTGAAACCTCGATGAAAAACCTTTTCAGCATCGTAGGTTGCCCGCCGTGGAATCCCGCGATCAAGTTCGAAGTTGTGAAGAAGCAGGGGCGCAACGGGTACAAGTTCACCAGCTTGCAGCGCCACAAGTAAACACCCCGAAGCAGAGCGGAACGCGAGGGCGGGCGAAATGCCCGCCCTTTCTGTTAAGGAGGTGAGCCGATGACCAAGGCTAACGAGAACGCCCGCGCCCGTGTTGCGGATGCAGAACGGAGGGCGCGGCGCAAAATCAAGAGATTGCAGAACAAGGGCGTAAGGACGGGCAGCGTAGAGCCGTTCAGGACGGTTGACCCGTCGAACACGAGGGCGCTAAACTCATACGCCAACCAGTTGGAAAAGTTCATATCACGTTCGACCCGTTTCGTTGCGGGGCGCGACGGCACCCCGATACCGTACACGGCTTATAGGGATTACAAACGGCTTGAAAGGCAATGGAACAGGGAACATAACAGATATTGGCAGAAGTTCGCCGCGCATCCGTTCCTAACCGCCTACGGCGAGAGCGATACAACATTGGGGATGCGTTCGGCTATGGCTCATGTTAAGGGCTTGCCGTTCGGCAACATAGACTATCAGCGCCAACTACTCCCCGAACAGATACGCAGCGAAGCGGATTTGCGGAAGCGAGCGCAGATTTTGAAGCGCGAACTATCCCCGACGTACCAGCGCAAGCGGATAACACAGCTTCGCAAGAACCTTTTGGAACACGCCGCGACGTTCAACGACCCGCGAATACCAAACATGATTAGGAAGTTGAGCAACGAACAACTGTTTGCGTTGCAGAACTTCACAAACTTTGTTCCCCTTTATTACAGATACATAAACACCGACCGCGATAACGTGATGGGCGCACAGGCTGACGCTATGGACGATGAAGCGCAGAAAGAGCATATGATACTGACCATTCAACAGGTTCAGAACCAGTACCCCAAGAAGCAGACCAGAAAACGCAAGCGTAAAAGCAAAAAACGTAGGTAGCTATGGAGTACGCCGCAGACTTCGAGACAACCACAGATATAAATGATTGTCGCGTTTGGGCGTGGTGCGTGTGCGAGATTGACAACCCCGACGCACTAAGCTATGGCACGGACATTGTCACGTTTCTTGATTTCTGCAAGGTTCACGGCGGTACATATTATTTCCACAATGCTGCATTCGATTGCGAGTTCATTATATGGTACCTGCTGACCAACGGATTTGAGTACAGCGAAAAGGCGAGGACAAAGACTTTCAAAACGCTCATATCAAACATGGGAAAGTTCTATCAGATGAAGGTGTGCTTTGAGAAGAAGGGCAAGAAGAAAGCACTAACCTGCACATTCAAAGACAGCTTGAAGAAACTCCCCATGAAGGTATCGCAGATTGCAAAGGCTTTCGACCTCCCCATATCCAAGTTGGAGATTGACTATACGGAGTACCGCCCCATGGGTCACGAGTTGACAGCGCAGGAACGAGACTACATCAGGAACGACGTTCAGATTGTCGCTAGGGCGCTGCATCAGCAGTTCGGCAAGGGGCTTGACAGACTTACCATCGGAAGCGACGCGCTCAACGGGTACAAGGACATAATAGGCTCGAAGTGGGATGACTGGTTCCCTAAGATTCATCTGGAAATGGACGCGATGATACGCAAGGCTTATCGCGGCGGCTACACATACGCGAACCCTAGGTTTCAGGCTGACGAGGAACACGAGGACAGGTTGCAGGGCTACGGGGCTGCGTTTGACGTTAACTCGTTGTACCCCGACGTTATGTACAACAGACCGTTGCCAATCGGGCAGCCGATATATTTCCACGGAGAGTACAAGGACAACCCCCAATATCCCCTGTACATTCAATTCCTCACCTGCCATTGCAAGTTGAAGCCCGACCACCTCCCCACGTTGCAGATTAAGAACAACCCGTTCTACTCCGAAACGGAGTACATCCATGACACGGAGGGAACAGTTGAGTTGGCTTTGACCAACATAGACTTGGAAATACTCATGCAGCAGTACGACGTGACGGTGTTTTCGTACAACGGCGGGTACATGTTTGAGCAAGCCACTGGACTGTTCAAAGATTACATAGACCATTGGATGCACATTAAAGAAACTACCACGGGCGGTTTGCGACAGCTTGCGAAGCTCATGTTGAACTCACTTTATGGCAAGTTCGCCACGAACCCCGACGTTACTCCGAAACTGCCTTACTTGAAAGAGGACGGTTCAGTTGGGTACAGATTGGGAGAGAAAGAGACGCGCGACCCCGTGTACACGCCTATGGGTTGCTTCATTACCGCATGGGCTAGGTACAAGACCATCAATGCAGCGCAAAGCGTATACGATAGGTTCATGTACTGTGACACGGACAGCATACACATTTGCGGCACAGACATTCCCGAGGGTTTGGAGGTGCATCCTACACGTTTGGGCGCGTGGAAGCATGAGAGCAATTTCAGCATGGCTAAATATATCAGGGCTAAGACGTACATGGAGAGAATCTATCAGGTTGGCAAGATGGTTGATGGCGAATACAGGATGGTTGACGTTCAGCCGTTCGATGACGTTAAGTGCGCTGGTATGCCAGAGGAGTTGAAGCGCATGGTGACGTTCGACAGTTTCAAGAGGGGCTTGCAGCTTCACGGGAAGTTGAAGCCAAGGCACGTTAGGGGTGGTATAGTGCTCGAACCCATAACGTTCACGCTCACCTGATAGGAGGTACAGCAATGATTGAGCGCAGTTTCAGGATTGACGAATCCATGTACGAGCAGTTGAAGGAGATTGGCGAGAGGGAGAACCTGCCCATATCGTATCTGGTGCGCGTCGCAATCTCGCAGTTTTTGAACGCCTACTCCGATTCGATTGATCTGGTGAAAATGAACGCGAGTGCTTGACAGTGCTTGCGAAGTGGGTTATGTTGGCTATGGTGATACCCAATCCGTCTGGACGATGACCGATGCGGGGTTGCTACGGGTGATACCGCCCGCACGAGTGCGAGCCGCATTAGCAGCGGCGGCGTTTCGGGAATGGCAATATCACCAGCACAGTCAGCCCTCGCCACGGTCACAACCAGATGGCGGGGGCTATTTTGTTGGAAGGAGAAGAACATGAACCTAGAGGATTTGCTCGCTTGGCTCCGTGAGAGGATGGAGGATGGCGAGTACGCGACCGCAGAGACGTTCCTCACGGACATGGCTAAGCGGGGAGCGGATGCCGACGAGTACCGAAGTTCTGCGGAAGCCCGCATGAGAGAGTATGCGTCGAACGAGGAAGCCATGAAGGCTGACATTCAGAGTTTGAAGGCTCGCAACTATGACCTGCTGATGCAGATTCCCGCCGACAACAGCGGGGACAACGACGGTGACGGTGTTGTCGTTGAGGACGTGGACGATGACGGCACCGTGTACCACATCGACAACCTTTTCACCGATGACAAGGAGGACAGCAACAATGGCAACTAAGACTATCAAGACGCTGAACGCGACGAACGCGCAGATTTTGAACGCGATTCGCACCGATGCTTCGTTCGCGTACCAGCAGCGCATTCCTGCTGCGACGCAGGGTGACATTACCGAGACGGTGAACAACCTGCTCGAATACCGCCCGATGATGAACGAGTTCATCGACGCGCTTGTGAACCGCATCGGAGACGTCGTCATCAAGAGCAAGGTTTGGACTAACCCGCTCGCGCAGTTCAAGCGCGGCATGATGCAGTACGGCGAGACTATCGAGGAACTTGCCACCACGCTGATTCAGGCTAAGCGCTACGACCCGAACAAGTGCTATGATGACGTGTTCGCTTGCCACGCGCCCGACGTTATGAGCAACTTTCACAGCATCAACCGTCAGGACTACTACGAGTTGACCATCAACGACATGCTTCTGCGTCGTGCGTTCCTGAACGACTACGGGCTGCAAGACCTCGTGGGGCGCATCATGGAAACGCCGTACACGTCCGACTACTGGGACGAGTACCTTATCATGCGCAACCTTTTCGCAGAGTACGAGCGAATCGACGGCTTCTACAAGGTGAACGTTCCCGATGCTTCGGCTGCGTCCACCCGTGCGGAGAAGCAGGACGATGCTATGGCGATTACGGAAGCCGTGCGCTCGATGGCGGGCAAGATGCGCTTTCTTTCTGGACAGTACAACGCCGCAGGTGCGCCGACGTTCACGAACAACAACGACCTTGTTCTGTTCGCAACTCCCGAGTTCGTGGCTATGCTCGACGTTAACGTTATCGCGTTCGCGTTCAACGCATCCGCAGCCGACTTCAAGATGCGCGTTATCGAGATTGACGATTTCGGCATCGACGGTTGCCAAGCCATTCTGTGCGACCGCGATTTCTTCATGTGTGCGGACACGCTTATCGACTTCGAGAGCATCCGCAATCCCAAGGCGATTTCGTGGAACTACTGGCTGCATCACCACGGCATCTATTCCGTGTCCCGTTTCGTGAACGCAGTCATGTTCACCACGGAAGATGGCACCAGCGTGACTGTTCCCGCCATTAAGGCAACTGGTGTTACGCTTGATTATGCGGAGGTTGACGGAGTGAAACCCGCTTACGCAGAGCGCGGTGGAAAGACGCGCCTTATCGCCACTGTTCAGGGCACCGTAACGCCCGAGACGGAGGGATACACGGTTCCGCAGGGCTGCACGTTCGCAATCACCGCGAACAACACGGGTGTTGAGAGCGGCGGCGTTCGGTTGAAGCTGGGCACGTTCGTGGATGCCGAGGGCGTGCTGCACGTAGCCGAGGATGAAGTTGCGGAGAACGTGACTGTTACCGCGACCAGCACCTATATCGACCCGACGGTTGCGATGGGCGAGCAGGTGTACCAGCACAAGGATTTGATTATCGGCATTGACAAGGCGTACACGCCCGCAGGTTAAGGAGTATGACATGGCACAAGATTTCCCTGGGTTGCCAGAGAACATCTATGAGTATGAGAATAGGTTTAACTATTCGGTATGGACACCGAACACGTCTATTCTCATGTGCAACGTGCCGTGGGATTCTTCGTACCGTGACGTGGTGCGCTTTGATTCCGACAAGGAGCGGGACGCTTATTTCGCGTCCCGCTCCGTTGACGGGTATGCGTTCACGCTGAACGGGCTTGTATATCTTCGATACGGCGAGCCTATCCGCGTGAACGCGCCCTTTGACATGGTTACACGTTGCAACTACATGGTTGTGAAGAACCCGCTGCAACCCGTACCTCCGTCTGGCGGCAGACAGCCAGACGTTTTCTACTACTTCGTGAACGACGCGAAGTACATAGCGCCGAACACCACGCAGGTGAATGTGCAGCTTGACGTGTGGATGACATACTACGACAGAATCAGCTTCGACCTTTGCTACGTGAACAAGGGTCACATCGGAATCGCCAACGAGAACAGCACCATCTACAACCTTTCGGAGTACATGACAGATGCGGAGGGTTTGAACATAGGTGACGAGTACGAGATTACAGACCTCGTAATCGACAACTTTCTCAATGAACCGCCGTACATCGTTATCATGTGTACCGCTGATTTAACTGCTGGGTTCGGCAGCGTGTCAAACCCGACGCTCAAAACGGCTACTGGTTCCGTCAACGACGGTATGCCGTCTGGTTCGGCGGTGTACGCTTGCAACAGCGGGAACTTCTTGGAGTTGATGAAGAAGCTGCAAGATGCGCCGTGGGTTTCGCAGGGCATCAGCATGGTTACGGTGGTTCCTGCACGTTTCGTTCAGAACGCCACGGAAACAACCGTTGCGGGAATCCCTATGCTTCGTATGCCAGAAACACCAGCCGAGAACATCACATCGTTGCACCTGATGCACGTTATGGACATGTTCCATATTCCCGAGCGGTACAAGAACCTTTTGAAGTTCTACACGTCACCGTACTGCGTTATTGAAATGACGGCGTACAACGGCGGCGAGATTGTGCTGAAGCCCGAATGCTTGCAGATTAACCCGTACCAAGGTCAGGACAGCATACGTATTGTCACGGAGACGGTTGTGGCACCGCCCGACATTCGAGGCTATTCGTATGTGACGGGGTACAACACAGCCAACGGGGTTGGCGGCAGCGTTGATGCTGACTACTATCTTCCTAGCGGCGAATCGTTCCCGCATTCGGAGTTCAACCAAGAGGGTTTGGACATAGCCATTCAGTTCAGCAACTTTCCGCAGTTCTCGCTTGTGAACAATCAGTACATATATTATATGGCATCGAACCGAAACAGGCTTGCGTACCAGTTCGCCGCAGCAGATTGGTCACAGCAGAAGTCGCTTACGGCAGCGCAGCTTTCGTTCAACCAGAGCGGGGCGAACATGCAGAACGCATGGGCGAACCAGCAGGTAGCCAATCAGGCGAACTGGGCATTGAGCGGAATATCGCAGGAGAAGAACCTGTGGAACGGCGCTTCGTCCATGATTTCGTCTGGCGTTGGCGCTGTTGGCAGCCTTGCATCTGGCAACTTCGGCGGTGCCGCCGCGGACGTTGGCAACATGGCGCTCGCTGGTGCGAACACCGCGCTGAACGCCGACTGGATTAACAGGACTACCGCGACGCAGGTTGGCGCGGCTACCGCGACCACGCAGAACAACATCGGCTTGCAGGGGTACATGAGGGACACGAACTATGACTATGCCGTGTACGCCGCGAACGGGGACTACGAGACGGCTATTCAGGGCATTCAGGCAAAGGTTCAGGATGCGCGGCTCACGCAGCCGTCCACTTCGGGACAGAACGGCGGCGATGCGTTCAACTTCTGCAAGGGGTACATGGGCGTGCGGTTGAAGTTCAAGAGGTTGAAGCTGAACTTCCTGCGTCAGGTTGGCGATTTCTGGCTGCGCTACGGCTACTACGTGAACCGTTGGATTGTGCCGCCCGCCGACTTGAAGTGCATGGAGAACTTCACGTATTGGAAGATGCAGAGCGTTTCGCTTTCGACAAGCGAGGTTCCCGAACTGTTCAAGGAGAGCATCAGGGGCATTTTTGAAAAGGGCGTGACAGTTTGGAGCGACCCTGATAAAATGTACAAGATTGACCTAGCCGACAACGAGCCTGTGAAGGGGGTGCGTTACTGATGGGAAGGAATCGCAAGGGCAAGCGCAACACGTGGCAGTCTGCTGAAATGAACAACTTGCAGTACCGCATGTACTATGAAATGTTGGAGCAGATGGCTTGCGCGATATACCGTTGGGAGGGATTGCCGACGGAGATTGACCAGCGCTTTCTCGAACTGACACTTTTCAATCGCGGAATGAGCGTGTTTTTCTGGGATGACGGGTACGATGCTTATTTCTCTACGATGGGCGCACCGTCTGGGCAGATTAACATGTACCAGAATCCGCTTGCGTATATCGCATACGGCACTAACGGCTTTCATCGTCGGTTGAAGTCTACCGAATGTGTACCCATCTGGAACAACTATCTTCGCAGACCAGACATTAACGCAATGCGAATCTACGCGCGTAGGCTTGCGGACATTGACAGAACCGTGGACGTGAACCTTATGAGCCAGAAGATGCCAATATTCGCGGTTGTCCCTGAATCGCAGCGGTTGACCATTCAGAACCTTATGAAGCAGTATGTGGGCAACGAGCCTATCATCGTGGGCGCTGACGGAATGTTCGACCCGTCGCAGATTACCTACCTTAGTTCTGGTGCGCCGTTCATCACGCCCGAACTGCTCAAAGCAAAGCAGACGGTTTGGGCAGAGATTATGACGTACTTCGGCATCGAGAACACGAACATCAGCAAAGCGGAGCGAGTTCAGAGCGCCGAGGTTGAAGCGAACAACGGTCAGATTGAAGCGAACCGCCTTATTCGCCTGAATTGCAGACGCGAAGCGTGCAGGCAGATTAACCGCAAGTATGGGCTTGAGGTTTGGTGCGACATGAACAAGGACGTTTCTAGCCAGAACATGAACGTGCTTCTCATGGCTGACCCCGAGGTTCAGACGGATGGAGGTGCTGGGTTATGAGTTTGTACGAGGACGGAGAGTGCGGCGTTCCCTATCATCGTGGGGCAATCTTCACGGTGGAGTTGGGTTCGCTTGTCGAAAACGGATTCGATTTGGGGCTTGACAAATACCCCATTTTCGATGAAGAATACCGTGCGCCGCTGAACGCGAAGATTGTTGAGCATTTCTTCTTTCGAGAGATTGGGCAGGAGACTCCCGCGCTTTTCAGGCGTTTTCTGAACCGCAAGATGAACGAGATTATGCCGTTCTACAATCAACTGTACAAGAGCGCGTTGCAGGATTTCGACCCGTTCAGCAACTATGACATGCGCACGGAGGGAAGCACGAGCGGAACGTCTGACCAGTCTAGGGACTATTCGCGTACCGAGAACACGGCTACCAAGGCAACGAGCGAGACGGTGAACGACACCGACAGCACGGCGCGAACCGTGGTAAGCACGACACCGCAGATGCAGCTTTCTGGGAACGAGGACTACGCGACCAACCTCACTGACAGCACGAGCAACACGACTGCGAAGGGAACGAGTGAGCAGGACAGCAATGCGGAAAGCGAAGCAAGCGACACCACGAAGGCGAGTTCAAAGACGTTGGAGGATTACGTCACGCACGTGAGCGGCATATCGGGTATCACCAAGGCACAAGCCCTCATGCAGTTCCGTGAGACGTTCCTGAACATCGACATGATGGTTATAGGCGATTTGAACGAGCTTTTCATGGGTATATACACTGATTATTGGAACGCGCTTTAGGGAGGTGAGATTTATGGGAATCTACTATCCGTTTCTTGGCGGCGGGCGAACGTGCAACCAGATTACAACCCCGCTAGTGTACGACGAATCGCTATCCGTGGAGCAGCAGATTGCTTGTCTGTTCGGCAAGATTGCCAACATCGACAGCGATTTTGTGACCACGGTTGAGTTCGATGACTTCAAGAGCCAGATTCATGCGGAGCAGGTAGCGCAGACTGAACAGCTTGAAGGGTACACGGATTCGGAGATTGCCAATCTGGACAAGGAGTTGCGCGACCTGATTGCAGGTTCGCAGGTTGGCTTGCTTATCTGGAACGTCACGGTTGGCAGGTACACGGGCAACGTTCGCGCAATGCGAGATTTCTTCAACGACGTTACGGTACATGCAATCACCGTTGACACGCTCGCGCAGCTTGACTTGACCGTTGACCAGCTTGCGGAATGCGGGTTGAACGTTCGCGGATTGGCGGTTTTCAGCGGGTACCTCATGGGGGACGATTTCGTGCCAGAGGGCATCACATACGACGGCGCACCGCCGCTCGATGGGAAGCTGACCTGCTCGATTCTCGCTAACGGTGAGGTGCGGGACGGGTACTTCGTAGAAGGGAGCAAATGATGGCAGGAACGCCAACGACTAACTACCAGTTGCCGACTTACGCCGACACGGACGCGCCAGACCTTACGGGTGCGTACAATCAGGCGATGGAGAAAATCGACACGCAGATGAAAACCAATTCCGACGAAGCGGCATCCGCAACGTCGGCGGCAGGTACGGCTAAGTCCACCGCAGACAGCGCGTTGGAAACGGCTAACGCGAACAAAGCGGCAATCACCGCGATCACGGGCAGGGTGGACAATTTGGAAGGCGGTTCGTTCTCGCCAGCCGACGATGACGCTGTACTCACAGTTCAGCAGCTATCGGAAGCAAAAGTGACCAAAGCGGGCATTGTGTACTTCAAGCCCGCATCGTAGAAGGGAGTGAATGATGGCTACGGAATACACGCCGAACTACAATCTTGACCTGTACGCTTCGGCTGACAAGCCGAACCTGCGTGACCAGTACAACGCCGCTATGGGCAAGATTGACACGCAGATGAAGAAGAGCGCGGATGACGTTACCAACGCCAACGCCAACGTTCTCACGCTGCAAACGCAGATGACCGAAGCGCAGAAGGATATTGCCGAGCTTGAATCCACGGTTGATGAGCATGGAACGGAGATTACGAACGTTCAAAAGACGGCTAATGACGCGCTTTCGCTTGCGCAGACGAATGAGAGCGAAATTGAGACCACGCAAGACACCGTTACTTCGTTGACTTCACGTGTTGTCGCAGTCGAGGGAACAGCCAATAAGAACAAGACCGATATTGCGTCTATTGATACGCGCGTTGGAGTTGCAGAGGGCGACATCACGGAAGCGCAGAACGACATTGACGGATTGCAGACTGCCGTGGACGGGAAAGCACCGACCAATCATGCGAGCACTGCGAACACCTACGGTCAGGGTTCTTCTACGAACTTCGGGCATGTCAAAGTGACGGACACGGTGGGTGCGACTGATGCATCAACTGGCACGGCGGCATCCCCTACGGGCGTGCAGAACGCCATTAAGGAATGGCTGACCCCTACGATTGTTCAGCTCCCCAATCCAAGTTCGGGTTCATGGGGTCAGGGCTTGAGGCAATGCGCGGTGTATAAGAAATGGAAGATGATAAAGTTCACGTTCCAGCTTAACCTAACCGGCTCGAACAACGCCGATTACGTGACTATCGCCACATGCTCTGCGCTCGGCATCCCCAATCCATCGTCGCAAAGGACTATTTTCGCAGGAGTCCGTGCATACCGTACCGGTTCGAACGCGCAGACGTTCGTCGGCCATATCGACGTGCAGACGAACGGCAACATTAGAGTTGATGGGTATAACACCGTTGGCGGTTCGCGTATTGATTGGACGGAGATTACGAGCGTTCAGGTTATGATCGATTACAGCAAGTGGTAAGGATGCGCCATGCCAAGTACCAGAACCATATGCTATTATGCCATGTACGTTATCGGCGAGGTAGAATCCAACTGGAATTGGACTGCCGTGAACTACAACGACCCTATCACGATAGGGATGATGCAGTGGTATGGTACACGGGCTGCTGCGCTGCTCAACCGCATCAAAAACGAGATGCCAACTGCCTACGGGCAGTTGGCTGCTTCGTTGCGTTCTGATATTGAATCGCATGATGCTGGTAGTGCGTGGTGGACTAGCCGTTACCTGAACAGGGACGAGGGGAACAGCATCATAACTGTTTTCCAAGACGAGGAAAACCATGTGATTCAGGAGAATCAGGCTATCGCCGATTTCGAGGGGTACATCACAACGCTTGAAAATTGGGGCATGAGTAAGTCCAATCCTAAACCGTTGATTTTCGCAATGAGCATGTACCATCAATCGCCAGCAAGCGCTGGACAGGTCATTGCAACGGCGGGCGGCAGCGCCGACCTCGATAGGATTTACACCGTTTGCATGAACCACGGAGTTCTTGGGCAGTACAGGAATCGCTACAACACCGTGTACCAGAGATTGAAGGATTGGGACGGTGAGAGCAACCCGCCTGATTTCGGTCAGAGCGGAGACGTTGACACAACGCCGGGGGGCAACAACCCTGGGATTAGCACAGAAGAAAGCAAGTTGGGGTACATAATTCAAAATGGCGATACACTCATATTATATGGCAGAGACGAGTACGAAAAAGGCGTTATATTCTATCCCGCATCTGGACAGGTTTGGGTTAACGGGTACAACGCGAACGGAACTGACATTGGCGGCGGCAACGAGGGCGGCGGTTCGGAGAGCGGAAGCGAAGCGCAGAACGCCATATGCGAATTGTACCGCTCATGGCTTGACAGGTTCGCGTACTCGCAGGGTGCTGGACGGCTTGACCCCATAAGCAGCGGATATGGTGACTGTTCTTCTACGGTGTGGTTCGCGTACCAGCAGGTTGCTGGAATCGACGTTGGCACGTGGACGGGCGCTATGGCGGGCAAGGGGACGAAGATAGCAAGCGGCTATTCTGGTGACAACCTACCCATCGAGGATATGGAGCCAGCCGATTTGGTGCTGATTATGTGGAATGGTTGGAACGGCTCATTTGACCACGTTGAACTGTACATGGGCAACAATGAACTTTGGGGACATGGTGGACCCGATTACGGACCAGACCAAACCACAACCGATGCTAGGAACTATCCACGGTACATGTATTATTGGGAGGTGAGACGGTACCTATGAGCGACAGCATGTATTACGATTCTCACGACATTATGACGCGCAACGCTATGTTCAATTTCGTTATCGGCGGGCGTGGCACTGGCAAGACGTATGATTTCAAGTACAAACGAATCAGGCATTTCATAAAGACTGGCAAGCAGTTCATATACTTGCGCAGATACAAGTCGGAGTTCGATGACAAGCAGGAGTTCTTTCAGGATATTGTTGACCGCTTCCCATCGTGGGAGTTCAAAGTTGAGGGAATGAAAGGGTACATCAGAAAGGTTGCGATAGGTGATGAAAAGCCAGAGAAATGGCGCGTGCTATGTTTCTTCATCACGTTGGCAAACGCGCTGACCAAAAAGTCTGTACCCTATCCCGACGTTGATATGATAGGATTTGACGAGTTCATCATTGACAAGGGTTCGCTGCATTACTTGCAAAACGAGTTGAAGCAGTTCCAAGACTTCTACAACACGGTTGACCGATTTCAGGACAGGGTTAAGGTTATGTTCATGGCTAACGCCGTGGCACTCACCAACCCGTACTTCATCGGATGGAGGTTGAAGCCGAGGAAGGGAAAGCGCTTTCTTATGGCGCACAAAGGGTACATGTGTGTAGAGATTGTGCAGAGCGAAAGATTCAGGGCGCACGTGGACACGACAAGATTCGGTCAGATGATACGTGGAACGTCCTATTACGATTACGCAGTGGGAAACATGTTCTACGATGACAACGACAAGTTCATCGCCAAGAAATCGGAGGAAGCGAGATTCTACTTCGCGTTGCGGTTCGACAACAGGACGGTCGGTGTTTGGGTGGACTACACGGAGGGTGTTTACTACGTGTCGCGCAGGTACCCGAAGGATGCTCTTGTTTACGTCTTGACAAAATCGGATATGCAGCCTAACCTGCTTATGATAGAGAAGTCTAGCGTCGTGTTGAGAAGCGTTCGCAAGCTGTATATGCAGGGAAGCGTGTTCTTCGATACGATCGAGACGCGAGAGTTCTTCAACAACGTTTTCGACTATCTGGGATTTTAGGAAGGAGGTTGAAATGGACACTGCTACGTTCGATATGGTGATTACGGCTATCGGCAGCGTGGGGTTCCCTATCGTGGCTTGCTGCTTCATGGGGTGGCTTTACGTGAAGATGAACGACACGCTGAAAGACCTCACGCTTGCCATTACCGCGCTCACCACGAAGTTCGATGACCATGTGGATAAGATGGATGGTTAGAATGGGTGACACATTTATGAAGCGCGTTAAGGTGAGTGCAATCACAGCGCTTGCAGCAATCGCTATGCTGGTAATCACAGCGACACCAGCGTACGCATGGACGGAATACGACAACATCATTGCGGACGGCCACGGTTGGTTCCAACCGCAGAACCTTGTGGTGCATTCCACTGCTAACGAGGGTGCGACAGCTTGGAACCATGTTCAGTATTGGCAGCGAATGGGCAATGATGCGCCTATGGCTCATTGGGTCGTCGACTGGACTGACGGCGGCACCGTTTACCAGACTATGAGCGATAATTCCATTGCTTGGCATGTTGGAAACGGGAACTCGTACAGCGTCGGCATCGAGATTTGCGAAGCGACTAACCAGCATGATTTTGAGGTGGTTTTCGATACGGCATCACAGTGGTGCGCCGTGTACCTCAATCAGCATGGCTGGGGAATCGACAGAATGGTGTCCCACAACGAAGCCCGCTATATTTGGGGCGGAACCGACCATGTTGATCCCATCCCATACTTCGCAAAATGGGGAAAGACTTGGGGCGATTTCGAGAACCTTGTTCAGTATTACCTCGACAACCCGTCTGCTATGACCTATGACGATGGCGAGGGTTCCGCACCCGATACGCCAGAAGCGCCTGTTTCTGGCAGCATCGAGGAAGCCGCATACGGTGTGATGCAGGGATGGTACGGAAACCAGCCAGAGCGACAGTACAATCTTGAAGCTGCTGGTTATGACTATCAGACCGTGCAGGACTATGTGAACCGTGTGTATTACGGCATCGGCGGCGGTTCAACTGGTTCCGATTGGATTGCCGACGTTGCATACGACGTGTACCTTGGCAACTACGGAAACGGTCAGGACAGGTACGACCGCCTTACGGCTGCTGGTTATGACTATCAGACCGTGCAGGACTATGTGAACCGTGTGTATTACGGCATCTAGCTTGCAGCCCTCGAAAGAGGGCTGCTTTTCTTCTTGACAAGGCAAGTGGTTTTTGATACTATACTATTGCAGGCAAAACCGATTGAAAGGACTGTGCTATGGGTAAGTTGTTCTATTCCTACCGTGACGGAGAGGTGTACATACTCCACAAGTGTTGCCCGTTGGAACTTCTCATGGAAGAGCAAGCTGGTGGTGACGGGCTGCTGATGTACGCCAGCAAGGAACTGTTCGAGATTGTCGAGTACATGGACGGGAAGGAGAGCGGCTTCACCACTAGGGTTAAGCCGAAAACCAGCGAACCGTTGAGCGGAATCATGTTCGACATGGACAGGGATGTGAACGAGTTCTTAGAGTACGTTTCAACGGTGACGGGGGAGAAATGCTAGTCTGCATAGCCGTGATTCTGTTCGGTACCGCGCTAGTCTATTGTTCGTTGACAAACACGGATTGCAACACATGTTGGAGACGTGAGCGCAAGAACATACGCGCAGCACGTGCAGGTGTGGGCATCGTCATTGTCGGATGCCTGTTGGTTTGTTATCAGTTTGCGTATTGGGGGTAATATGGTCGCAGAGTTCATGGAGTTTGAGACACCGAACGAGCCACAGATGGGTACAGTGAGTTCCATT